AGTATTCTTTCTCGTTGATTGTTTCTTTAGCGTTACGATTCCAATGTGCTACCACAACAAAGTCCGTTAAATCACCATCTTGTGGAACGCACTCTAATTGATTAATGTACCAGTATTTCATATTTATTTATTTTTAATTAATTCTTTTAATTCTTCTATTTGAGCTTGTTGTTCTTGGATTGCCTTAATTAAAGGAACTACTATAAAAGCATATCTAACATTTTCTACTTGACCTGTTCTATCTTCATTCTCGTAATCTGCTAAATATGGAGAAACTTCTGCAACTTCTTCTGCAATTAAGCCTAAAAAGTCAATATCACCTTTATCAAAATGTTCTTTTTTGTATTTAAAAGTCTTTGGCTTTAATGCTAAAATTGTATCTAATCCATTACCATTCCAATCTTTAATATTTTCTTTATATCTTATAGATGAAACTGTTGAACGCTGCAATGTGCCATCTGAAGCAAATATTGCATTTGCCACAGTTCCTGATGTATTATTATAAGGAGAACTTGCGGCTAATCCAGTACTAACTAAACCATCGTTTCTTGTATAAAATAAAGTTGTTGAGCTTGAATTTTGAACAAGTAATGAAATATCTGCACCTGTACTTGTAGCTCCTACTATATAAGTATTGCCTGATACAAATAATTTATAACTTGCATTTCCAGTATTACCAATTCCCACATTACCCCCCGATGTGATTCTCATTCGTTCGCTTCCATTAGTAGCAAAATCTAATCTTGTTGAAGAATATATTTCAGTATTACTTGCAGTAGAAAATAAATATGCTGATACTGTACCAGCTGATTTTAAAGCAATTATACTATCTGTAGAACCATTTATTTCAAATGCACCTCTTGTTGAAGTTCCATAAGTAGAAGTTGTAGTTCCTATTAATACACTACCCCCCGATGTGATTCTCATTCGTTCGCTTCCACCAGCATCAAAAGCTAAAAAATTACCTGTATCAGCACCTAATACTAATGATGAAGATGTATTATATAAATACCCTTCTGTAACATCACCAGTTCTAAGTGTAATTTGACCTCCCGTTGAACCATTAATAGTTAAAGATGAGTAACCAGCATTACTATTTGGCGATGTCGTTCCGATTCCAACGTTACCAGCAGCACTAATATATAATCTAATTGTATCAGGTAATCCAGTTTGTGTGCTTGATTGTTTAATTGAAAAATCTCCAAATGCTATTTGGTCATTAGTTATTTTCCAATTTCTACTTGATGCATTTGCAGAACTATATGGGATAAAAAATCCTCCATTATCAAATGCACCTGTTCCTGAAGTTATATTTGTTGCAGCCGTTACACTACTTGAGAATGTCTTTGCTCCAGCAAAAGTTTGTGTTCCAGTACTTACTATCCCACCATTTGTTGCACTTGCGTTTAATAAAGTAATACTTGTACCAGCCCCAATTACTGCACCTGTCCCTCCCGTTACAATCAGTTGACTTGTGTCAGCACTTGTTAAATTACCATAAGTTGGCAATTGACTTGTCAATGCTATTGTACCTGAAGCATCAGGAATATATAAATCTCGACTTTGATTTGTTGTAACATTAACTACATTAAAACTAAATCCTTTAAAGTTACCAGAACCTTGATTTAATCCAAAACCTACAATATTATTGCTAACTGCATAAATATCAGTATAACCATTAGTATTATATGATGCACTTGCATATTGCTTAAATCTTAATGTACTTCCAGTAGTTCCTTGATCTACTATTAAAGTAGAAGCAGTTAATGTGTTAGTTCCTAATGCAACACTTGCAGTTGCTCCACTATAAGGAACATAACTACTAAGATTAGATGTCAATGCTATTGTACCATCTGCGTTTGGATAAGTATATGAATAATCAGCCGTATTGCTAAAGATTAATGATGCTCTAAAGTTTGTACTTGATTGAAACTTTAAAATATTATCAATAGCACTTATTAATTTAAACTCTGTTGCACTTGTGCTAATTGTTGATTTTAATACTCCAGCTATTGAACTTGTAATATCTGAAGAATTACCAGCAGATGATACAATAGATAAAATAGATTGTCCAGCCGTATTAATGGTAACACTACTTCCAAAAGTAGTTGGACCTGTAAACTGATTGTTTGTGCCATTCCACTGATATCTTATATTCCCAGCACCATCTGCTAAAATGATGTTATTTGACATTGTAGGGCTTCCTATAAAAGCACCTATAATTGTATTATTTGCTCCTGTTGTAATTTGTGAACCAGCTTGTTGACCAATTGCAGTATTATTATAACCTGTTGTATTATTACCTAAGGCATTTGATCCAACTGCAACATTATAACTTCCTAAACTGTAAGTTAAAGCACCATAACCAACTGCCGTATTATTATAACCTGTTGTATTAAGCTGCATTGTAGCAGCGCCAATTGATGTGTTATAATTTCCAGTTGTATTTATAGATAAAGCTGAAAAACCTATTGCAGTGTTACTTAACCCTGTTGTATTTGCATTTAAAGATTCATAACCAAATGATGAATTATAAGCACCAGTGGTGTTAGACATAAAATTTAATGCACCAACTCTTGTATTATATGTAAGACCAGAACCTCCTCCTTTACCTACATTAATACCATTAACATTTATATCAAGTGAAAATGTCTTTGCACCGCTAAATGTCTGCGCTCCTTCTAAAAGTGCTAAAGTACCTGATAAAGCTGGGAACGTATAATCTCTATCTCCAGTTGAATCAAAAATAAACTCTTGTATTCTACCATTATCATTAACATTGAAAAATAAACCATTTGCAGAACCACCTATTGCCGTTGTACCTACTAATGTTGGAGTTAATCCTGTTTGATGGTTTAATAATGTAGCATTTACTACTTGTAAATTATCAACGTTTACACCAGCAAGAAAAACCTTGTTACCTGCTATTGTTTGCGCACCTGTTGTTATTAAACCCCTATTTGTTGCACTTGCACTTGGAATGTTAAATGTATGCGTATCCCCACTTGAAACGATGTTAAAGTTTGTTCCGCTTGTTCCTGTGGTTATAAATTGTGATTGGTCTGTTAAGTTATTCAAAGAAACCATCCCCTTTGACAAAGTTGTAACTACTTGACACAAATGTCCATTCTCGGTATGTAAAGTAACTGTTCTACCATCAACGTTTACATAGATTCTAATTGCCAATCTATCCGTTAAAGCTAAATTAGCAGTAGCCACAGGAATAGCAAAATAGTAAGGGTTAATTACAGTACCTTGATTTATATACTCTGGAACACCAACACTTGACCCTAATAAGGTAAAAGTTGTACCATCGTACTTATAAAGTTCTGCATAGAAAAAAGGATTGCCTGTATTATTATTTACGCTAAAATAAAATTCACAATTAAAGTTACCGCCGGGAATCAATATTACATCAGGGTCATTAGCATCCGTTAAGTAACTCGCTACATATCCGTTAGCAGATATAGCAATGTCAGTTCCAGCACCTATGATTGGTTCTTTGCTTAATTCTCTATATGCAACCCCTCCGATTGTACCTTGTGAAACACTTGAATTAAGATAATAAGAAACCGAACTACCACCACCACTTGATGTAGGGAAATCCGCTAACGTACCATCCCCTCGTACATATTGAGAAGCAGCACCATCTAAAGCGGTTATAACACCACTATTAGCCACTACTGGACCTTGAATATCCCTAATCTTTGCTTCTCCTGTTACTTGTAATTGACTCATAATATTTTATTGAAATAATCCTCTAATATATTCCCCAGCTGCTAAAGGTCTACCAAAAGTAAGAACTCCTGTCGCACTCACAAACTTCACATCATCTCCTGTTGGAACTCCTGTTGTTAAAATGTTTTGTGCATCCACACCACCTCTTGAAACGTAAAGACAAGCATAACCGATTGTGTCCGCAAAAGTAATTGAAGTTTCTCCACCACTTGCCGTGTAACCTTTTGTTTTAACAGGGTTTGCACCTACGATAATAACACCGCTTGGGTCAACCTCTGTTCCTGTTGTATTGTATGCACCGCTACCTTGTAGGCTTACGTTATATGTAGCCACATCTTTATAAGGAGCATTTATTGCTAAACTTGATATATTACAAGTTCCGTTTATAATAGTTAAACCATCAACTCCATTATCCACTACAAACTTAATCTCTATTGGTTCTCTTGCTAACTGCTTTTCAAGCATAAACAAATAAGAAAAACCAGTCAAAGTAATCAAACCATCACAAGTAACATTCCAAGTAGCAACATCATTTTTATATTCTCTAAACCAAGCACTTGATTGACTTGTTACCTCTTTTTGATCTACGTTTACATTAAACGTACAATTTGTACTACAAGCAAAAGCGACATCGACCTCTGGTTCAACATCTGTTCTATGGTAATAAAGCATCACATTCTTTCCTATTACTGCACTCATCTTAAACGTATTTTAAATTTGTTTTGTTTGGGTAATAGTTTGATAAATATGACCTTAAAGTATTTTCATTTATACCAAGCAAATTTGCAGCCTCTTTTGCTGAATTATAAAATATACCTGTACCTAAATCTAATACTAATTTAGACATTCTTTTGCTTGTTACATTTCTTGTTTTCTCTTGTAATCCATTATCCCAAGCGTGTTTTATATTTATTGAACGATTACACCATTCTAAATTTTCTAATCTATAATCGCTTTTTATGCCGTTTTTATGATTAACGTGATTCATTCCTTCAATTTTTGGTATAAAATATTCAGCCAAAAGCCTATGAACATATATCATTTTTCTACCATATTGATTATATAGGCAAACAATACTATAACCATTTTTACTTGTAGTATTTATTAAACGCTTACCAGTTCTTATGTTTGTTACTTCCCCAACCTCATTTATTGAGTAATTAGGAAATTCTTGTATTATTACTGCTGCCATATTACAAATTTACGCATTATTAAAATATCTTTTTGGAGTTTCTATGGTAACATCCCCAATATAATCAACAGTAGCAGTAGAAGCATTATCAACCATAGTAATCTCTAAAAGTTGTATTTGGCTTGTTTCATCCATATAAGGATTTGATGTAAGCCTATTTATTAAAAACTTCTTATTATTATAAGACAAAGCATTTGTGCTTGAATCTTGTATTGTATATGTTTTATCAAGATAAATAAACCCATTTGTTCCAGATATTGCACCCAAATCACCTTCTAAAGTAGCTATATTCTTATTTAATAAGTTTGAATATTGACGCATAACTAATTCAGCCAACATACCAAAATCTTCTGGAGGATATCCGTATCTATACCAATCCCTCCAAATAACACCATCTTCATCAAATAATAAACCTACATTATTTTGTATTGGTGATGCACCTTGATATGGATAAATCGCACTATAAGGAATGTCTATATCTGTTGCTATTTGAGATGTTGCACCAATATTTCTTGTTAATACAACTTGTTTAATTGATGCATCATTTTGTGTTAATTTTACATTCTTGATATATCCACCAACCGCACCATTAGCTGCTTCAAACTTTACTCCTATTAAACCTTCAATAGTCAAACTTAAATCTTGTGAATAACCCATTGGTATATCAATAGTGTTATTAACATAAGTATTAAATGTAGTATATGTAACATCCCTAAAATGTACTGAAGTTGACCAAATATCATTATCTCTTAAATAGTAAGTTACTCCGCCAATGAAAGCCGTTATATAAACTCTTATTTTATCCCCAGCATTTGCGCCTTGTAATTCAAAAGACAAAGTTGCACTTGTACCATACATTTTTGGCAAATATTCATAAGCCGTAGGCAATGCAAAATAGTTTTGTATATAAGCATTGGTGCTACCACCTAAATAAAAAACTTCATATCTATTTGATTGATCTTCATTTAATATAACCAAAGTTGCTCTTGATGGCGCAACCTCAAACTCACTCCAACCATTTGCTCTTAATGAAGAACCAGAACCAGTAGTAAATTTAAAAGTTCCGTTATATATATAATTATTAGCATATTCATACGGCAAAGTTGATTGAATAGTTGGGTAACCTTTTCTAACTATTTTCGTTTGACTATTATTTACAAAATGAACATTACCATCTTGATAAGGTTGAATGTTTATTGTATTTGTTAATGTACCATTACCACTTACACTTGGCGCATCTTCAACAACATATCTTGTATAATATATTGTGTCAGCTTGTTGATTCATTGGCAAAATATACCAATTGCCATTTGCTTGGAATAATCTACAACCAAAAGTCTTAATTATATTTTCTAAAATAGTATAATAATCTAATTGATAAAAATCCCTTTTGTATTGATAGGTTTGACTAAATGGTTCATCCCCACCAGCATCGCCTCTATCAAACATTCCATCTGCATAGTAAGAACAACAAGCATAAATAAATATCATATCTTCAAATGGCAATGCATTTAAGCAAGTACCTATGATGTCAATTAATTTAATTAATGAATTTACATTCACATCACCATCATAATATATGTATCTTAAAAATGAAAGTCCATCAATACAAGCCATACTTACTTCTTGGTTGCCTGTTGTAAATGGAACTTGTATATAATCGTTAAGTAAAAAACCTCTCCATTTAATTACATTATCAATAACTAATTCAACGTAATATTTTGTTTCATCAAAGTTTAATAAGTCTGGGAAATTATCGTAATCATCTTGGTCAGAAATAATAAAAGACACATTTAACTGTGAAGATATTATAGAAGCAATTGGGTCTTCATTTGTAGCATTTGGTACTAAAGAAACATTTGTTCCTATATATGGAGTAACAGTTGCACCAACATAGCTTTTTTCATATATCTTAACTATTAATGATGTTCCATCTCTTAACTCTTGCGTTATTGTATATCTTAATCCGTATGCCATTATGCTAAACTAATGTTTTGTCCTTTAAGATTTGATGCCTTTTGCGCTCTATTTGTAGCTAATAATAAATCCTGTCCTCTAAGAACAAATGCACCACCACCATCACCAGCTGCACCAATAGGATTAAAGTTTGTAAATCCACCGCCAGCACCAGCAGTAGGTATTCCTAAAGCTGCCATAATTCCTTTAAATATTAATGTTTTAATTATCATTGTAGATAATTGCACTAATATATTTTTAAAAGTTTGTTCTAAAGCCTTACCAATATTTTCACCATTTGCCATTGCGCTAAACATTGCTTCAAAAGCTGGTGTTAATGTATCGGTAATTCCATTTGCTATTTGTAATTGAGTATTATATCTTCTTAAAGCAGCTTCATTTTTAAATATTTGGTCAGCCGTATATTGTTGAGCAAACATTGGCAAATCCTTACTTAACTTATTTGGTGTTTCAGGTGTTGTTATTTTATTTTCTGTTTCAATAATTGCAGTTGTACCAACCTTTAAAACTCTTGCTTGTTTACCTAATTTTTCAATACTTTTTGTGGTATTATTAGTTGCATTAGTAGCTTCATTTGCACCTTTAGTAAAATTATAAAATGGATTGTTAGATGCTTCAACTAATAAATCTTTAACTACAACTCTTGTATCTATTATTTCATTCTTTAATGCATTCCCCTCTTTTCTTGCTTCAATATTTTGTTTTTTTAATTCTTTAGCTGCTACTGCTTGGTCAACTGCTGCTGAAATTCTACCTTCTGCAATTAATCTATTTTGCTCATCAATTGTTTTAAAATAATCTCTACCAGATTGCAATATCTTTTTATTTACATCATTTAATGCCTCTGTTTTATCTGCAATTTTATCAATGTATCTTGTAGTTAATGCTTGATTTACTAATGCTTTTGTATATAAATCAACCGCTGCTCTTGCTTGGTCAACATTTGTAATTGTTGAAGCATAAGCGCTATTTACTTTACTTAATTCAGTTACAACTGCTTTTAATGCTTCTGCCCTTCTTTCTTCGCTAACATTTGCACTTTCACTTATTATTAAATATGATTGTAATCTTATTCCTGTTTCGCTTGCTTCGGCTCTTGCATCTCTTAAACTTGTAGCAAATTTATCTTCAACTTGAGTAGCCTTACTTGTGCCATTTATAAAATCCATTATTTTAGGACCAAATGCAACAATAATAGATGAAACTGCACCCAAAGCTAAACCAATACCTGCTGGACCAATTAAACCTTGTGCCATTGCTTTTAAAGCACCGCTTGAACTTCCAGCCTCAACTTTTAATCTTTGAAACGATTCTAATAATGGGTTTAAGTTATTCGCAATACCCATAAATCCATAAGGAGCATCTTGTGCAACTCTTGATAAATTTGATAAAGCATTTGTGGCTTGTCCGCTAACATTACCAAAGTTTTGCATCTCGGTTTTTAAACCTTTAGATGTCTTTATAAAGTTATTTAAATTTGCTAACGCTTCTGCCGTATCAGCGGTTATAGTTAGTTTTAACGTTTCTTGTGCCATTTTATTATTTTACTCCATACAACTTTAATGTCCTTGCCAATTGCTCTTGTGTCAACTTTGGCTTATCATCTTCAACTTCATCACTTGGTAAAGGGAAAAATGATTTTAAACTTTTTGGACTTTTCTCACTTGTATTTACTTTATAAATCAAATAAGCTACCATCCTTGTTCGTTCCCATTCCCTCACTTCTTTGTTTTGATAAGCCGTTTTATACAACAAAAATTCTCGCCACGTCAATTGCCAAAACTCGTTAATCGTTAAGCCAACTTCAATAGCGAGAATAATTATTGAGTCCCAACTATAAAACCCTAATTTTTTTTTTCGTCCGTTTCCTTTTCTGGCTTTAAATCTGGAGTCATTGAGTCTTGCATATATTTCATAAACTCAACCAATTGTCCATCTTTTGCAGATAACCCACCAACTTGATCTATCCATTCGCACACTTCAAATTCATCAAAGTCAATAGGCTTTTTAAGGCTCTTGCATCCACTTTCTGCTGCGGCTTGTACGATATGAACGATTGTATCTAAGTCATAAACCCCTCCAGATAAAACCTCAATTAGCTGCATTAGATTTTTATTCTCTAATTCGCAAAACCTTTTCATTGCCCAAGTTCCCCACTTTAGGTGGATTGTGTTGTTGTCAGTCTTTAATTCGTACATAGTTTTTTATTTATTATACTTGTTCAGTTTGTGAAATAGGAGGAACACTTACTACGAAAGTTGCAGTAAATTTAACATCATCCTTATCATCAGCAGTTACACCGAAATCGCTAATAAACACTAATTGACCAGCACCACCATAATAAACATCACCTGCTACTGGAGTTGCTTTACCCATCTTAATTGCGAATAAAGTCTTAGCAGCGTGAGCAGCATATAATTGTTGGTAGCTATCTTTAGATGGTGTACCTGTTTCATCAATTGCAAAACCTTCACAATCAAAAGATTGAGAAAAAGAAGGTGCTGGAGTAAACTCGTTGCCACACTTAGATGTTGCATCTATTGTGTCATTAGTTGATGTCAAAGAGTTTGTAGTCAAACAAGCAACAGGCTTGAATGTACCATCATTGTTTATGTCAGCTAAGAGGATATAATCTCTTGCGCTTACTTTTGTTTCTGCCATTTTATTTAATTTTAAATTTGAGTTATTATTATGTTATAAGTTATCAATACTCTAAAAACGTTATCTAAAGGATTTAAGCCATCTAAGTTTCTAATACTTTCTACACTTAAACTTGATGCACTAAACCCATTTGATAGGGTTATTGTTGTATCCGAGTTTATATCTTCCAACACTAAATCGCTTATAGCTTCAGCACGTTTATAACCAAAGTTAGCATTTTTTGTAATAATATCAACTGTGATACTAATACTATTTGTATATCCAGCTTTGCCTTGATCTTGGCTTGATGTCCTTCCTGTCATAACAATATACTCATCGCCTGCTCCTTCTGGAGCAAAACCATCGTAAACAACCAATCCACTTGCACTTGTCAAGTTGGTAAAAAACCATTTCTTTATTTCTATATTAGGATTTAGCATCTAACAATTTTTTTAGTCTTTGTATTAATTTAGGCTTTTCTACTTCATAAGCTGGTATTAAATATGGTTGTGGTCTAATGCCATTCTTCAATATTTTTATAGCTAAAAACCTTGCCAACTTTTCATCTTGTGAAGATTGTACTGCTTTGCCGCCTAATCTTCTTTGACTTTTTACACTATAAGTTCCAGCTAATCCTTTTCTTTTTACCCACAAAGTTAACGCTTCAATCATATCAGCTAAACTTCCTCCTTTGTTACCTTTAAATGTTGCAGCATAATCTTGAAAACCAGCAGGTATTGAAACCTTGCCACCTGTACCAAATTCAACATAAGCACCATAAGAAACTCCAACCTCTACATAATGCGTTAACTTATCCTTGCTTGTTGCGTGAATACTTTGTCTTAAAGTACCCATATTTACAGGCGCATTTCTTTTAGCATCCCTTTCAATCTTCAATGTTGATGCTGACATTTCTTTAGCTATGTCATTAGCTATCTTACTATTAAGGTCAGCTAACTTCTTCTCAAGTCTTGGGATGCCAGATAAGTCAATTCCAAATGCCATTATTTGTAAATTATTAACTCCAAGAACCTATTTTGGTTCTCAACGTTTTTAACAGAATGTATTGTGTATCTTGAGCCTTCTACCTCAACTTCGTATGTGCTATTTATTGTAACCCCAAAACGAACAAAAAGTACGCTTCTTTGGTCGAACTGCAATTCTAAGTCATCTATTGCACGATTTTGATTATCTGGTCTTAAATCGCCCCAAACTGTGCTTTGTAGGGCAAATGTGGTAGTGAAGCCACCTTGACCATCACTTGTCCTTGTTGGAGCATAGATTAAGACCTCACGAGTCATCGTGTTGGCATCAACGTAGTTTGCTTTCGCTTTTCCTAACTTCATATTATAAAATTGGGGATATTCTTGTCCATCTTTGACACGCTTTCCAAGACTTCTCACAAATACCAGAATCGCCATCTAATCCTCTATTTTCGTAGTCATAAGAAATTTGGTCTAATATGGCTAATTTAAGGTCTTTTGGGATAGTTGTGTAACCAGCCTCATAAGTAGCCTTTAAGTTGGCATATCTTGGAGAAACTAATTTAGGGAACTCATTACCTATTAATTGTAAGTTAGGTGTTGTAACCTCTATTCCGTTTTGCTCCATATCAAACAACTCAAACGTATCAATGTCAATCGGTCCAAAAGGAATATCAAAATTGCCACTTACATTATAAAAATAAGTAGTTATGTCTTTTGGTATTAAACTCAATCCTGTTGCCACTTCAATAGCTTCTCTTGCTTGTGTAATCATTAACGTAATCAAAGTATCTTCAGCACTTGTAGTAACACGGCAATACAATTTTGCTTCTGCTAAAGTAACTGGCTCTACTATTGGTGCGAT